AGCACTGCGGTTGATGGAGATGAAGAAAGAAGAGAACCGAGTTCACGAAGATAAGCAAGCAGTGAGTGATAAACTCTCTACGATGCGATTTGGACGTGCTCGTAAAATGAATGGTGGAAGTGGTGAAGGTGCTGCTATTGGGTCAAATGTTGGTGCTGGTGTTTCTTTGAATCGTCAGGCAACAGGTTCTACTCAACGTGCTCTGTGTGGTGTATAGTTTAACCTGTCCCATGTGAGTCTAATGATACGGTGTGCCACTTGTAGAGGTGGCACACTATATCTCCAAACCCCCTCAATCCGTGCTATGATTACGGAGTAATCAAGACAAAACGATGAAGTTTCAAGTTACTCAAATTGAGTTTGACTTTGACAACTCTTGCCCGTATTGTGGTGGGGATTGTTACAACGATCACGACAATGCTTGTGATGGTTTTCTTGGTGACATTGACCATTTAGTTCAACAACAGCAACAAACTGTTGATGACACTATCTCCCAAATCTGGGAGGTTGATGATGAAGAGCATCTGGTAGATAAAATTAGTGACGAAACTGGTTGGTGTATCAAGTCCATTCATTATACTGTCTTTATTCCCGGCGTTTATTCCTAGTCTTACACACAACTAACAAACAACAAAGCAGATGACTGTTTCTGAACTGATTGAGAAACTCAAAGAGTTTCCACAAGATAAGGAAGTTAAGATAACTGATGGATTTCAAGGTTTCTTCTATGAAGGTGACTTTGATATTCAACTGTTTGAAGATATAGATGACACATCTTTTGTAGATATTGGTATTGGTGGTTATTTGGTAGAAGAATAAGATTACACGGTAAGCATACCCATCAGGGATGCTGATAGGTAGAAGAACCGTAGACCCCTTGACAAAACCCCTGATTCATGCTATGATAAGGGGACCGAAACAAACAAACACAAAAGGAATGACAACCTCACAAAAACTTGAAAAAGCATTTCTCACCAAATGTTTTGCTTTAATCAACGAGGTTCAAGGTAAAACAAAATTGCCTTCACAGTTCAATCAAAAGAACAAGTCAGTCTTCAAAAAACAAATCAAATCACAAAAACAAGACAAATCAGCACTTGCCAATGTTTAATCAAGAAGATCTACAAAACATTCTCACTCTTATCAACTTTCATGAAGATTGGGATGAAGTCAAAGAGTTGTATGATATTGATCTAAACTCTCTCTTTGATAAAGTCCATGTCGCACTTGATAACACCAATGACTGATGAACAACTTAACGATCAATTAGATATTACATTTGATCACATTGAACAAAGGTTTCATAAACTTCTCGACAAGAAAGGAAAGAAACATAGAAAGAATGCCCGAGCAATCTTTTATGAATGGGGAGAAATCTTTACGCATGAAGATCATGAAGGACCAGTAGAAATCTTGTGGGTGCCTGACTTTCATCAATTCATCAACTAAACAAATGACTCAAACCTGGAATCAATTTCTGACTGCTTCTGTTGAAGATGGTGAGAACACAAATGTGATTGAATGGAATAGTTTAGAATCGTATCAGAACATTTCACCTGGAACTGCGATCAAACGTCATAAAGAACTCTTTCCTTCTTCTAAGGTAAAAGTTATATCATTTTGAGTTTCTATACCCATCAGGAATGCTAATCACTATAACAACCGTTACCCCCTTGACAACCACAGCAAAACGTGCTATGATAAGGGGACAGTCAAACAAATCACTCACTTAATGACTATCCGTTTCACCTACGACATTAACACTCAACAAAAAGTTTATGCCGTATGTAATCACAATGGTGAATGTAAGTTTATCACTACATCCATCACTGATGCTATTAAACTCTGCCAACAAAACTGAAACTAACATGCTTATCCTACACAAAGAAGATCACGGTGCTGTTTATACGTTAGGTGAGGAGAATGAACTATTCCATGCTCCCATCTATACTGATAACACAGTTAATCTGAATGAGTTTATACCAGTAGATATGGATAGTTGTGATGATGAATACGAAGTTCTAGATATTCAAAATGAACTGATTGCTGCTTCATCTAATGTGCGATACTGAGTCTATCTCTCTCTTCTCTCACACACTATTCCTCATGCTCATAAGCATAGATTATCAATTAGAACACAATTACGTTACATTTCATAATTAAATTAAATGTATTAAAAAACATAGTTACGTGTTTTGTGTCTTGCTATATAAAGGTTATTATAAAGGTGCTTATGAGGTCTCTATACTCTTATAAATGCCTCTGGGTCTTGTTGTCTAAGCGAGCATTATACCATGAGAACAAAAAATTGTCAAGTGCCTCACAGACACTTATAGGACTGGCACAGGGCATCTTGACAAAAACTGAGAGTTATTATAAGACTTTCGTGCCTGTGGAAAAATAGTTTTCCACAAGGAGCAACAGTTTTCTATAGGGCAAGTCGTTAGTTTTCCACAGGCAAAGTTTTCCACAGGTTTATAAGTATTCGTAGTGTTTGTAAGGGTTTATAAGATTTGCCCTGTGGAAAACTATTCAAAACCTGTGGAAAACCTGTGGAAAACTATTCGTTATACTCCACAGGGTTCGTTATACACTGGGGAAAACCTGTGGAAAACTATTCGTCATAAGACTTCGTTATTCATAACACTTCGTCATAAGACTTCGTTATACATAAGAGTTCGTTATAGCACTTCGTTGTATAAACACTATAAGCATATACTCGTCTTATAGCACAACAATATAACAGTTCTGTGATTTATGCCCACCCCCACTTTATTTGACATAAGAATCAAACAGTGCTATACTATTCGTTGTACACAGTTCTGTGTACTAACTTGTAGTCTCCTTATCTTACACTTTACAAGCACTTCGTGGTTTATACCCACCCCCCATTATTATGAGTTAAGAATCACACAGTGCTGTATAATTCGTTATACATCTCCCCTTCGTTTATACCCACCCCCCATTATTATGAGTTAAGAATTAAACAGTACTGATTATAAACTATTATAATAGTTCGTCTATTATAATCAAACAGCACTGTTTGACAGTTATATTTTGTGTTGTTGTATTCTTATTGTAAACCGTTGCCCCCGTATATAAAAACGCAACACTACCCTAACCTACAACGGACCGAAATCGACCTTGAAATTGTCTTTCATATAAAAAATTTTACCCCAAATATTTTTTTGTATAAAGATTTAATTGTATAAAGATTTAAAAGGATATATAATAAAAAATGCCCTGAGAGAACAATGAGATTAGATTTTGATGATTATGAGAGAGATTTATTGATTGATACAATTCAACATCGGTTAGATACTGATAAGATTTTAGTTATCAATGATAGTTTAAGAGAGGAGGTTGAAGATTTACTTCGAAAGGTGGAAGAGGATGAATACGTATAATATTTCAGTCAAGGGGAATGAGATATTAAGTCAGGTGCCACAGAGTAATTTACAGGATAATCTGAAACTTATCAGAGGACTTGTATGGACATCTGGGGGAAATGATGGGGATATTCAGGTAGAACTAAATAAGGATGAAACCATTTGCAATGAATGATTTGCTGTGGTAAAATAATGTAGTATCGAAAAAATTATTTTTTATGGCTAAAGGATTTACGGTAAAAGCAAAACTTCCTACAGGTCCTGTAGAAGGAGAGTTTAATTTAGAAGCAGCAAAGGAGATGATTCGAGGGAAGTCAATTGTATTTTGTCTTCCAGGACGAGGAGTATCTTACATTTATTTGAAGAACTTCGTGCAACTTTGTTTTGATTTGGTACAGAGTGGTGCGAGTATTCAGATTAGTCAAGATTATTCGAGTATGGTAAACTTTGCACGATGCAAATGTCTTGGAGCAAATGTACTCAGAGGACCCAAGCAGATTCCTTGGGATGGCAAGTTACAGTATGATTATCAACTCTGGATTGATAGTGATATTGTATTTGATACTGAGAAGTTCTATCGTTTGGTTGCGATGGATAAGGATATTGCTGCTGGATGGTATTGCACTGAGGATGGTCACACCACATCTGTTGCACATTGGTTAGAGGAAGATGATTTCCGTAAGTCTGGTGGTGTAATGAATCATGAGACATTGGATACGATTCAAAAACGTCGTAAGCCATTTACTGTTGATTATACTGGATTTGGATGGGTATTGATTAAGAAAGGAGTATTTGAAAGTCTTGAGTATCCTTGGTTTGCACCAAAAATGCAAGTCTTTGAATCTGGAGAGGTTCAAGATATGTGTGGAGAGGATGTTTCATTCTGTTTGGATGCAAAAGAGCAAGGATATGAGATTTGGTGTGATCCTTTGATTCGTGTTGGACATGAGAAGACACGAATCATCTGATAAGTGTTTAGAAGGTCTTTCTTGACCTTCTTTAAGACGTTATGATAGAATGCTCCTATGAGGTTTTGATAAGTCTTATAGGAGCATTTTTAATGGCCTGAGGGACTTTATAAAAACCCCTTATAAAAACCGTTAGATGGAGAATTAAAGAATGGCACAAAAGAGTCGGAAGGATATGCAGATTGCGAGTGTTCCAAAAAATACTCGTCAAGGTGAAGGAAAAAATACTAAATATAGTGCTACGAGTCGTAATTCGTCACGTAAAAAATATAGAGGGCAAGGACGGTAAATAATGGCTTATCTAAATCACAGTCTTCCAGATTGGTCTTGTTATATTCGTAATGAATTTCTTTTTAATCATAAGCAGGGTCACGGTGAAGTAACTAAATGTGATGTACATTGCGTTGCCAGTATTGAAAAAAGAGTTCCTTTATTTGAGGCATTCCTTGAAAATGGTGTAAATTGGACTCGTAGACCTCTTCATGCCTTTTGTTGGAAATCAGATGCAGAAATAGAACCTTTAGAGGATATTATGTACTGGGACTGCTTTTCTCCGTATGTTGATGTTCAAAAACGTGCTCGTCTTGCTGGATTACAAGCAGAATTAATTCGTCCTGATGGAAGAAAGGTGATTGGAAGTTATATGTTTACTCTTGATTGGTCATGGGAAAATAAAGGAGTCACTGATCTTAATTTTTCAGAGACTCCTGAACATAAATGTGCTCATTTGTTCAAGGTAGAGACTGGAAATTACTATGCATATCCAAATAATCGTATTATTTGGTACGATAATGCCTGGACATTCAATAGAATCAACAAAAATCCAGGATATGAAATTGATTTAACAGTGTATTCGGTTGAAAATAAAAGAAAAATCGAAACATCTGATCATTATATGTACGAAATTACAAATTTAAATCAAAATAAATAAATTTTTACTAAAGATATTGAATTGAAACAGTTTTCGATGGGCAATCACCTTCTTTTGGAGGTTTATAACGTAGAACATAACCTTCTAAACGATGGTATTGCCCTTCAGGGAGTCATGGAACGTGGTATTCAACGTGCTGGAATGACAATTTTGAATATTTTTCAGCACTGTTTTCATCCTCAAGGTCTAACAATTGTGATTGCACTCTCAGAAAGTCATGTTTCTTGTCATACATGGCCTGAGAAAGGTTGTATTGCGATAGATGTTTATACTTGTGGTGAAGGAAATCCAAAATTAGTAGCATTAGAACTGTTAAAATATTTTAATTCCGAGAATTACAAACTTCGTCAGTTAGATCGTTAAATAGTTTAAGGAGATAGAAACCTCCTTAAAAGTTCTGTTTTTAAAGATAAAAACAGAGGAACTAAAATGGCATTTTATCAAATTGATCAAGATAAGAATTATATGAGAGAGATGTGGGGAACATCAAAACTCATTACAGATACTGATAAAGAAAAACCAAAAAGAGTTATTCAGGAGATTATGCACGATTATGCACCAAAGCAAAATCTAAAGAAACAAACTGAATTACATGAACGAATTAGAAATGACGAAGATTATGATGATTGGGAGTATGGAACTGAACCAGTTTATGGAAAAAACTGGTAAAAAGTATTATAGATATATTAAATATGCTCATTGTTTAAATGCTTAGTATTTCTAGAAGTTTTAAGGACATTAGTTTGTCTTTTTCTAGACATCCAGTGACGAATGATGTTCTTATATTAAAAAATGAGGATGCGATTAAAAAATCTGTTATTAACTTAGTTAGAACTCGTATTGGTGAGAGGTTCTTTAATAATTTATTGGGAACCTCTGTTGATAATTCTTTATTTGAACTTAATGGACCAGAAGTTTCAACAATACTTGATGAAGAAATTAAAACAGTATTGAGTAACTTTGAACCAAGAATTATAGTAAGAGATGTGATAGTTGAATCTATTGAGGATTCAAATGAATTGAACGTAAAGATTTCTTACGATATTGTCGGACTTCCATTTCCTCTTCAAAATATAGAGTTTCTTTTACAACCAACTAGAATATAATGTCCTTCAATAATTTTACTAATCTAGATTTTAATGATTTACGTTCTCAGATAAAGGACTATCTGAGATCGAATAGTAATTTCACGGATTTTGATTTTGAAGGATCTAATTTTTCAAGTTTAATTGATGTATTAGCATACAACTCTTATATTACTGCCTTCAATACTAACATGGCAGTAAATGAATCCTTTATTGATAGTGCAACTCTTCGAGAAAATGTAGTCTCCCTTGCACGTAA